CAGAATTGCTTTGAAACCTTAACGGCTCGACAGTGGCCGAACCTGGAGCTAAAAGCAAATCACCACTAACCGTTAAGCCGGCAAGTATTCTTTTAGGCATTTTTTCCTTAAGCGATAATTACTGCGCGGTAAGTGTCTGCAGCAATGCTTGCTGCTACAGAGGCGATTGTGATTGAAAGCGCACTTGTGCTAGTTAACAAAACATCTGCTTCAACAAGCTCATCATTAGAAACTTGTCTAATCTGCACAATAACATCCTTAGTTCCAAGGTTGTGTGTAACGGTCCAAGTTGTGGAACCAGAGGTTACAGTTAGAAGTGGGTTCTGAATAGTAGCTTTACGGGTTGATGTTGCAACTCCAGTAACACGACCATAACCATCTACAGTTACACCATTTACGGTAGTAAGTCCTTGAGATGGAGTAGTGTTAGAAGCTGTGACTGTTGCAAGGTCAATGCTGTCAGGGTTTATTACAATTCTTGCAGAGCTAGCGGTAACAACATCAAGTGTGCTACCAGTCTTAGTCATACCTCCACCAGCAACAACCTGTCCAGCACCAGAGAACTGCGCCCAAGCAAGAGATGTAGTACCAACAGTAATTGCACCGTCAGTTGTCATAACCCAACCAGAGTCAGCTTGTGAACCTTGCTCGACAAACACGAATGCACCAGAAGTTAGCTTAGTTCCGTTATCTGCATCAGTTGCTCTAGACCATGCGCTAGCAGAAACAACCCAAATACCGTTTTCAGAGCCAGTAGTCTGGTTCTTTAGAAGAACTCTGTCTCCAGCCACAAGAGAAATTGTGTCAATTGTTTGAGCCCCAGTTAGTGAAACGCTTGCAGTGCTGGCAGCTTTTACAGAATCTTTAACATCTAGACCCTGACGTGCAGCATCAACATATGCTTTAGTTGCAGCATCTTGAGCGTTTACTGGGTCAAGAAGGTTGGTAATGTTTCTGCTGTTCATTGAGACGCTTGCGTTAGGTGCAGCAAACTCGTCAAGGCGGTATGCCTTTACAACGCTAGCAAGGTCAGAGATTGTGCTAGCGGCCTGTGAGCCAGTGTGGTTAGCTCTAGCCAAAGGGTTAGTTGCTAGCTTGGATAATTCAATTGCAGCTGAAGCGTTAATATCACCGTTAACAATGGTTCCATCGGTAATCATTGTTGAAGTTACAGTTCCAGTGTCAGCTGCGGTAATAGCTGTACCAGAAATCTTGGTCTTGTCGATTGAAGCACCAGATGCAATGTCAGCATTGACAATTGCGCCAGATACTACAAGCTTGTCCCAAGCTGAACCGTCATAAACGTAGAAAGAAGAATCTCCAGTGTTGAAATACACTTGACCAGAAACTGGAGCTGGGGAAGTTGGTGCAGTTGCAGCCTTGTGGATTACGGCGTTAAGAAGCTGGTTACCACTTAGGTTGATGTTTGTTAAAAAAAGTTTTGACATTTATTATTCCTTAAGATAGATATGCTGTGCCCGACATCTCTGCCGAAAACGATAATGTTAATGTGTCTGTACTATTATAGACTATACTTCCCTCTACTTCATTACCGCCAGAGTCAATTACTGTGATACTTGGCATGTAACCCATATTGTGTGCTATAGCCCAAGTGGACAATGCTGCCACTTGTGTGTGCGTATACCTCAATGCACTTTTTGCTGCTTTCCATAAACCAGTGCTTGCCTCGTAAGATAGCACATCGTTATTTTGAACTCCATTCAATGATACATCATGAAGCTCTTTTAATTCAAAACCATTTTGTACTTTAACAAAGATTTCACCGTTGTTAGCGTTAGACCTTGTTACAATACCAATAAATACTAAATGGTTTGGTGCTGATGGTTTGTTTGTTAAACCAAAAATTAGATTACCTGCAGTTCCTAGCCAAACTGGGTCTCCAGGACTGGCGGAAAGGGTGTTTAATCCAGACAGCAAACCTTCAGTAATAACCTTTACTTTAGCGTTAGTTGACCCACCTTCTTCAAGCAAACCCATGGTCTTAGACGAAGTAGCCTCTGTCGCATTGGATGCCTTAGTGACAATCATGTTTGTGCCATCAGCAGAAGAAATGTAAACTGCCTGACCTTTGGCGATTGCTTCACCAAGCTTAACTTCATGCTTTAGTTGTGAAGTCCAATTGGCGTAATTGTCAATCCACATAGTGTCATAGTCTGCTGAAGTTTCTTTAACTAAAATTTGCCCAGCTGCACCTCCAGCAGGAATTCCAATTCCGTCAGCTCCTTCTAGGGAAGCAAGCCACTCAGCTTCTGTGCCAGTAAACCCTTCAATCTGTGCAACTTGATAAGCAGAAAATCCATTTGAACCCTGAGCTCCAGTGGCACCAGTGGCACCAGTTGCGCCAGTCGCTCCCGTAGCACCAGTTGCTCCTTGTGGCCCAGTATCACCAGTATCACCTTTGATGCCTTGGATTCCTTGAATACCTTGAATGCCCTGAGAACCAGTATCACCTTTTAAACCCTGTGAGCCCGTTGCTCCAGTATCACCTTTTGCTCCAGCAGGTCCAGTATCTCCAGTGTCGCCTTTTGGCCCAGTGTCACCAGTATCGCCCTTAACACCTTGAATGCCTTGAAGGCCTTGTTCGCCAGTATCACCTTTAACGCCCTGTAAGCCCTGTGGACCCTGTTCACCCTGTTCACCCGTAGCTCCGGTAGCACCAGTCGCCCCAGTGGCTCCAGCGGGCCCCTGAGGGCCTACAGGTCCTTGTTCACCAGTACCAGTGCCAGTAGCGGAATCGCCACCACCACCAAAAGGTCGTTTGTCAAGTTTCTTAATTTCAACCTCAACCTTATCAGCCCAATCTTGAGACTGAACAGGGAGATTTGCGTCCGGAAATATTATCATAGTAATTCATTATACACCACGTAAAAGTCCGCCCTGGAACAAAAGCTCAACAGGGCGGACAGCCACGAAGGAGGGAGCGTGACTTTTTAATTATATCAGTAGCAGAAAACCCCGCCTTTTGAGCGGGGTCTTCTTGTGGTAAAACTTATTAGCTACCAGCACCAGTAGATGCAATAGTACCTGCAGGGATAAAGAATCCACCAGTAGCGATGTGGCGAATTCTCATCTGCCAGTCATCGTTATCGAATGAACCGTAAGCCTCAGGAACTGCTCCACCACCGAATGATTGACCAGCAGCAGCCTTAACGCGAAGCTCTGGAGCTTCGAATCCACGAAGGAATCCAAGCACAACGCTTGGGTTTAGAGTAGCTGATGGAACCGGAATTAGGAACCAGTAAGCTCCTGCAGACGGGTTAATCTTGGTAATCCAGTCGTTAACAACGATTTCAACCTGAGAACCGATTGGGTTTCCAGTGATGGTCTTTGTTAAGATTGAACCAACAGTGTTAGAGGTTTCAACAGTCTGAACTGCAAGAATCTTCTTTGCAGTAAGCTCAAGCGCACGTGGGATAACCAATGCGAATCTGCTTACAGGCTGAATTAGTCTGCCGTTGTACTGCTGTAGGTTAGCTGCTTCGATAGCCTTCTCTAGGTTGTCTAGAGTAAGAGCACCGTTACCAGTGAATAGGTTGTTGTTACCTGACTTGAAGTTAGCAGTGTTCAAGCCTGAGCTTGATACTAGCTGCTTGGTAACTTCTTCGTCTTCCTTACCAGCGGCCTTTAGGCCAAGCTCGATAGGTAGACGCTCAAGTAGTGAGATGTTTCCATCGTTTACAACAGCTTCCCATGAGAAACGTACTCTCTGACCAGCCTTCTTCACTGAGAAGTCGCTCTCAGTTACAGAGAACCAACCAGCAGTTGGGTACTCATCGTATTCGCCAACAGTAGGAAGTGAGCCCTCACGGAACTTGTCTCCCTGGTTGTCCAGACCCTCATCTTCGTAACGAAGGTTTAGGTACTGCTGCTTGCGGAAGTCATCAACAACTAGACGGGTTGCAAAGCTGCTCCACACCTTAGGGGTAGCATCGTAGTTCTGCAATAGAATCTTGTTGATAACTGGAGCTAGTTGGATAGGTAGGTCGCTAGTGGAGATACCTTCCTGTAGCTTTAGCTTGTCGCGGCGGTCTCCACGAAGTGCACCTTCGAGAAGCTTAGCTGCTTCGACTTGACGTGTAGTGATATTTTCAGTCATGATTTTTTCCTTACGCAGCTGACTGCACTAGACGCACATAGCATGGACCAGCAGTAGTGCTAGCCTTTGCTTTTAGAGCGTGACCAATAAATTTGTTGCTAGTAGCTACAGTAGTAACTACACCAGCGCTAGTTACGTACATTGGCGCACCAACAGTTACAGCAACTAGGGTTGACAGTTCAAAAACACCATCAAGCTTTAGAGTGGTATAAGTGTTACCATCTTCACCTGTGACTGCATCTTTTTCTGCAATTCCAACAACCTGACCAACCTGAACCAAGTCACCTGACTTAACAGTGCTTGCTACAGGAAAGACGAGTGAGTTGGCATCGTTATAAATCTCATTAAGAGCCATGATTTACCTTACTTTCTTACTTGCCGCTAATACGAGCTGCGATTGCAGAAAACTCGTCTAGCAGATTGCTTGTCTTAGCGACAGATTCGTGGATAATTCCAGCTTCTTCTGTTGCGGGGGCGAATGCCTCACGGATTGAAGTGGCGTAAGCCTTCTCCTCTTCGATTAGCTCATCAATTGACTTGATGTTTTTGTCAGACTTAAGGCTCTCAGCAACACGCTGAAGTGACACCTTAGGTAGACCTGATTCGTTGAACTTCTCCGCAATGTCGATAGCATCAAGAGCAGGAGCCACGTCGGCTTCGTCTCCCTCAACCTCAACAGGCTTAGCGGATTCTACCAGCACAGAGACTGACTCTACAACTGGCGATAGTGCCTCAACGAAGGCATTTTTGAGGTCAGCAATTGCTGCATCAAATTCTTCCTTAGTAATGGACATACCATTTCCTTCCGATAGTGATTCACTAATTTCTGTTAGTGCTTCTCTTGAATAGCTTTCGAGGAGGTTAAGAAACTTACCACCAGCTCCAGCCACTGTTACGACATCGACGCTAGTCAAAGGGTCTTCAATAAGCGATTCGATAATTGGGCCTTCGCGACCCTCTGCCTCACCATGTTGGGCATCCCCAAAAGCATGGATTGACAAACCAATGTCTCCAGCCATTTCCCGAATAATCGGTGCATAGCTAGAGTAAAATTCAATATCAGCATAAAGTGCGCCTTCAGAGAAAGTTGCATCAGTAATCAACTTTCCTGCAAGCTTTTGCACATCACGCTCTGGGCGAGAATTAGAATCAGGGTGATTCATAAAAACTTTTGTGCCAGTTTTAAAAACAGTTGGGCCAAAGCTTGAAAGCAATGATTCAGAATAGTAACCTGAAGAACCCCATCCAGATTGGATGATTTTTACACGCCACTTGTTCTTGCCTTCACTAGCATTAAAACCAAGTGACTCACTTAGGGTTATAGCCATAAAATCTCCGATACGTTTATACATTCGCTATATGTAATGATACCACACTCGTTATGCAGTTGGTGCGTTGTCCATATCTCTTAGAGTATTATCACTATTAGACATTTGACCTACAGCACCAGTATTACCGGGAGAAGGCACACCAGAACCAGAATTGTTAACAGTTGCCGCTAAAGCATCGACTCTTTCCTTAGCCGCAGGAGAAATTCCTGTGTGCATAGGCACAACATCAAGCTCGTCTAGAACTGCAGAACGGTACTCGTCTTCCCACAAAGCACCAGCTTCGTGTGCCAAAGAGATAGCTTGAATCTGTCTGTAAGTTGCTTCAGACTCCATCTTAGGCCATTTAACCTCAACATTACGAGCACCCATAAACTTAATTACACGCTTAAAGAATTGCTCCCAAATTTTTTGACGAGCTTGCATAGCTTTAATGGTTGGAACATCCAAAGTTTGTGCAGTGCCATAAGCTCCAGAAGAACCAGGGTCAGACATCAAAGTAACAACAGAAACTTCTAGCGCAGAAGCAACCATTGCAGCCAAAGGTCTGCCGCTACCTAAGTCTACGCTACCAGAACGAGGCAAAGAAGAAAGCTCCATGTCCGCACCAAGAATAGCTGTAGAAGCAGCTGAGTTAGGTGTTGCGATGCTAGCAGCAGCAGCTGCAGCACCAGTTTTTGACTTAGACTTTAACTGCCAAGCAAACATAGCCAAAGACTTTAGAATGCGAGAACCATCTTTAAGATATTCGTTGTATGCGTGAGCCCAAGGGTAAGCGGAGAATGCATCCGGCACCCCCCAAGCAGTTCCGGCCCTCTTGTTAACCATAGAAGAGAACATAACCTTAGAAGGGTCTACAGGTTGGTTTTGAATAGTTCTAACATAGCCATTTACTGGAGTGTACAGGTCAGAAGGATACCAAGCGGAAACTTGAACAGCTTGACCACCAGTTTCTTGACTGTGACGAGTCCAAGTGCGGCGATAATAACGCACAAATTCGATATCATCAGGGTCAGTAACCCAGCCTGTAATCTGGCTAAAAGGAACACGCTGAACCCTCTTAGAAGAAAGCTCACCTAGCACAAAGAACTGTCCAGAAGTGAAATGTGAGTGCTCATTGATAGCCATAGCTTGAGAGCTGAACAAAACGCTTTGAGCGTTGTCAGATTCCATTAATTCACGAACTCTAACAGAAACACCCTCAAATTCTACGCCCTTACCAAAAACATAGCTAGTTCTAAGGCCTAAACCACGCTTTAACAAAGGATTGCCATCAACCCTCTCAGTCAAGTGAACAGACAACTGTTTTAAGGTTTCAAGGCTAAAAGCGTCCAAAGAGTTCAAATATGGGCCAAAAGGGTTCCAACCCTTGTCATCCATCGATAAAATAACATCAGCCATACGCTGATAAGACTCAGAAAATTCTTCCGAATCAGACGAAAAACTGTCAAAAATTTCCAAAATATTCTCCAAATCAATTAAATATAGTTATATTCTACCATGTCCAGTCGGAATAAAAAGGATAAACCGTATCCATCATGTTTGCATCCACCATAACAGTGTCTCCAGGCTTAGAATTACCGTAAGGAGAATTCAATAACTTAGACATATCTAGACCTGCATACATCGCCGCATCTAACCTGTCAGGAGATTTCATGCCCCTAGAGCGCATATCATCTTTAGATTCAATCTGAATAGAACCCTTGCTAGAAAACTTGTACTTAATGGCCATCATTTCATCTAAAAGGTCTTTGTCAGTCAAATCTAAATCAATCCGACCCATAATCATACCTTCACGCAAAGAATCATAGCCACAAGCACGGGCATTAAGCCATCTCATGTTATCTGGAGACGCAGCAGAACCAATTACAGAAATAACAACATACTTATCGTTAGACATAGTTGCCAACATGTCCACAACAGGGGCACCAAGGCCCGTAGCGTCCACACGAACCTCAGACGCACCAATACTCACAGCCAACTCATGAACCCTGTTAGCAGACTCTACAGCATTAGCTTTAGACCATGTAGCCATGTGACGTAAACGGCCACCCCTATTTGAATACACTACAGAATCGTCATCACCAAAACGTGCCAAGTCAACACCCAACACAACAGGAATATCCATATCCTCTTCAACCTCACAATCGATAGCCTTATCGATAGCTTGCTGAGAGAAAAATGTAGTGTCATCCTCTTCAGGGAACTCAGCCAAAATTTTTGAACGATACCTAGCCGAATCCACACCCCAAGCAACCCTCTGACGTTCAACCCAACTCGGCTGAATCAGCAAAGGCTTCAAATCCTCAGGAACTTTTTCACCAGTAAAATTTGGTGTATCAAACGCAGAAATTTTAATTTTATTCCAAGTATCATCCTCACGAATAATTCTGTGAAACTCTGTACCCCTACGGTCAGGGTTACCAATAGCCAAAACCCTAGAGTCAGCAGTAGTAGTAACAGCTTCAGCCGCAGTATACAAATCGGCAGGAATACCACCAGCCTCATCCAAAACAACAAACACATATCTTCTGTGAATACCTTGGAACGCAGAAACGATATCAGTGTCAGCAGGACGACGGCCGAAACCAATCAAAGTACCATACTGGTCATCAAGCTTCCACTCCTCAGACTGGTTAATGTGCCCAGGAAGAGAGAAACCATTAATAGCCGCCAACTTGTGATTATCCTTCAACTCACGAAACAACACACGCGCAATCTGAGGGTAAGTAGGCGCAGAACAAATCAAAGCAACCTCATACGGGTCATGGACAGCAATCCACCAAGCACCCAAGATACCAGCCACAGCAGACTTACCAGCACCGTTACAAGACACCACAGCAGTGTGCGTGTGGTCCACCAAAGACTGACCAATCTCAGCCTGCTTAGACCACATCGTCTTACCCAACACATCCGAAGCCCAAGCAGCAGGGTCAGTCAAATAAACACTATTCTTAGAACGCTTACGCAAATCCTGAATCACGCCATCAATCACGCCATCAATCATCGTCTTCATCTCCTCTAAAACCTAAACGCAACTCAGGATAAGTATAATCAGTTGCAGCCTCAACCACAGCACTCAAACCCAAACTACCACCCTGAGGCTTAGGACACTTGTGCGTCCTACGCCACTCATTCAACAACTTCAACTCATCATCACGGTCTGCAGAAAAACCGGCACCACAACTACAAGACTCAGACAAACTCATCAGGCTCAGACTCCGCCAACAACTCAGCCTTAGCTCTCAACAAGCCCTCACCAACCAAAGCATCAAAATCATCAACAGTCACATCAGGGAAACGCTCACGCAACTCACCCTTAGCAAACTTCAAAGCAGCATCCATAGCTCGCAACATTATAGTCTGCTGATAAGTAGACAAACGCAAAACATCAGCATCCAAACTCGACTTCTGAGAATCCAAACGACGACCCAACTCCTGCAAAGTCTGCAACAACAAACGAGCCGAAACAGGGTCCTTAAACTCAACAGCATTCTTAATCAAAGAATCCTTCAAATCATTCAACTCATGCACAAGCAGTTGACGCTGCTCCACCTCAGTCCAAACATCACGACGCGACAACAAGTTCTTAACATGCACAACAGCCTGAGCAGCAGGAATCCCAGTAATCTTTTCAATCTCCTCGCCAGACTTACCAGAAGCCGCAGCCCTCAATAAAGTCTCATCAAGAAGAGAAACATCACCCCTTG